TATTGAGAATATAAGTGGTTGTCTTTCACTTGACAGTATGTATGTTCTATCTTTTATTTCCCAATCTTTTGGTTTTGTAATATTTTTTACTTTCATGATATAATATAATTAAATAGTTAAAAAAAATAAAGGGTCGGGTGCCGAAGCACCCAACTCTTTAATTGTTGTTATGCTTACGCAGCAGTATCTTTGAATAATACAAAGTTGTTAGCAGCTTGAACACATAAACATCTTTCAGATAAGAAGTTTACAACCATGATATCTTCGTCAGAAGTATAGTTTCCACCAACAGATCCAGTGATCCATGATTTCATTTTTCTATCATCAGCTTCAGAAGCTCTATATCTAATGTGTAAGAACGGTCTTGCGATGTTTTTACCCATGTTTTGATCGTAAACAGTACTTGTTCCAGCAGGAACTAATACTCCTTCAATATCATCAACAAGTCCTCTAGTAGTACCATCGTTTAGGTATTTCCAGTCAGATTTGTAGAAGTCATAAGAACCTCTTCTGAAACCAGAGAAACCTAAATTAAGTGCCATATTCTCCTCGTTGTTGAACACACCGTAAGATGAACCAGCAGCAAATGCTCTGTTTTGATCAGATAACATGTTATCTAGGTTAAGAGATAAATCTCTACCACAGAAAATCATATTTTCCTCAATAGAACCTTGCTTATCAAGTTCTTTTAAGATGTTGTCAAATTCTACGATACCAGTTGCAGTAGCGTCAGTTTGGAAGTTTTGGTCATTGTAAACTAAACCTCTATCTTCGATAGCAGCGAATAAACCTTCAGAACCAGTAATCCCAGCACCAGTACCTGATGCAGCAATACCTGAGTTTGCAACTTTCTTTTCCGCTTCAATCATTGCCATTTCCAATTGATCTTCAAATCTGATTCTTGCTTCATGCTCAGATTTTAAGTACCATAAGAAACCGTCGCCACCTTCTTCAGTAGTAACTTCAACCCAACCGATTTGAGCAGTATCAGATCCATTGATCTCATATCTATCTCTTAAGATGATTGGCTTGTTGCTAAACTGAGTGAATTGCGCGTCGATAGATCCAGAAAGATTTCCAGAACCTTTTTTCCATTCAGTACCATATACAAACACTTTTACAGCTGGAACGTTAGAACCTGCTGAAGTGTTGATAGTTTGTAGATCTGCAGCTGTATAACAACCAACATCAACCGCTGTTCCGTTAACAGCTTCTACAAAACATTTTAAAGAAACTTGTCCTTTAGAAACAACGATCGTGTCACCTACTTTTAATAAGTGGCCAGATGGCATTGTTAATCTGTTTGCAGTAGTGTTATGCGCAACGATTATAGCGTCGTCATATGCTACGTGAATTCTACCTTGCTCAGACCATACAACTTCGTCAGAAGCCATAGGCATTTCTGCTCCAACCATTCCTAAAAATCCAGAGATTGTACGATTTCCGTATCTTTCAACTTCTTTCTCGTAAACTTCTGGTAAGAACTGAGCAGCAAAAGTTCCACCTGTTCCAGTGAAACTTAAATAATTATCTCCGAATAACCCTTGAATAGGTCTAGGAGTTAGATGCTGTCCTGCAGCACCCGTACTAGCTATTGCCATAATTTTTAATTTTTAAATTAGTTAAACTTATTTCGATTCATTTTAATTTTGAAATCAGCTGAAGAATTACCAGGAATAGCTCTCACTTTTATGCCGGATTTTATCTCATTCGCGTGCGACTGCCTTGGATCCATGCTAACGTTTTTAGATTTTGCAATGCTTTCTTTTAAAGCATCAGCCTTACCTTGTTCGTAAAAATGATTTGCAATAGCATCAGGGTTCATCGCTGTAAACATAGACTTGTGATAACCTTTCGCATCTGATAACGTATTTCTTTTGTCAAGAAACTTCTTAACAAAGTTATCTATACTACTTTGATTACTTTTTACTTGTTCAGCGTTTTTTACGTTGTATCTAAATTTCTTTTCCCCGATGTTATATTCAAAACCTTTGAACGAATCGTTAAAGACCTCGTTGGTCTTTTGTTGAAATGTAGATGCTTGTACTTCTGCTATCTTCTGATTTTCCTCTGCTTCCTTCGTGTATCTATTAAAAAACTCAACTGCTTTCTGTTGCTCAGGGAGTAACTTGCTACCAGCTTTTATTTCCTCATAGTATTTGGACTTTAGCCCGTCCAAGTGGCTTTTAGCGTTGGCAACTTGCTCTTTTAACGCTATTTTTTTTCTTTTAATTTCTCTCTCGTCATCCATATCCTCGTTTGGTATTGACTCTTGTATAAGAAAATCAACTTCATCCGAGTCTAAATGACCCTTAGTTTTTCTGTAGTATTCTCTAAGTAAAGATATGTCATCATGTTTACTGTAATCAGTATTTAAACTGACATAATCTTCTAAACTACCACCAGTTTCATTTATAAAAGCAACTGCTTTTTGTATATTTTCTGGTAACTCAACACCTGTTTGTTTAGACTCTTCTATAGCTTCAACTACTTCTTCTTTAGTTGGAACCTCTTCTTCTTTTGTTTCTTCAACAACTTCATCAGTTATTTCTTCAACAATAGGTGTTTCAGTATCTTCTTTAACCTCAGCAACTTTCTCTTCTTTCACTTCTTCTACAACCTCTTCTTTAGGTTTTTCAGTTAAATCGAGTTTAGCTACATCTTTTGTTTCCTCAACCTTTTCTTTAGGTTTCTTAGTTAAATCAACCTTAATGACAGCTGGTTCTTCTTCAACAAACTTCTTAGGTTTCTTTTTAATTTTAATTTTAGGTTCAACAACTTTTTCTTGTTGCTCAACTTTTACCTCAGCTTCTTCAGCTTTAGTGTTTTTTTCATTTTCCATAATATAATATAATTAAATAGTTAAACATTATTTAGGTTCAAACGCACCCATATCAAATCCGCCTCCTAGTATATCATTACCTGAAGACTCAAACTTTTTAGGTGGTTTTCCACTATTTCTTTGGTCGATAAGCTCACTTTGTTGTGAAGCTTGTATTTTAGTTCGCTCGTCCTTACGATCTTCTTTGTATTTTTCTTTGTTATTAACCGTTTGATTTTTCATTTGTTCTAACTTCATATTTAGCTCAAACTCATGATCCATCAATTCTTTTTTCAACTGAGCTTCTTGCATTAGCTTCTTAGATTCTAATTCACTTTTCAGTTGTTCCATTTCAGCTTCAACAGCTTTTAACGCTTGATTCTTTTGTATCTCAGCTTGAGCAGCGGCTTGTTGAGCTTGTGCATTTGCTTGAGCTTGAACCTGCATATTTTCTTGCTGCATTTTCTGATCTCTTTCTAATTTCTTTTTTCTACGTATTTTTAATAATTGATTAGCTAACTTGATATTCTTAATATCTCTTAAATCAATAGCATCATCTAAATCAATTAAACCAGCTGATAAAGCTGTTTGTATGTTGTTTTCTAATACAGCTTTTTCTTCTTCATCTGGTGTTAGTTCAATAAATATACCAAAATCATGTATATGTAGATTAGCTATATCTTCTAGTGTACCTACGTTATGAGCACCTATCATTTGTATAAAAGCTTCTTTTGTAGGAGAATATTCTATAATATCAGATATTCTTAATGATAATAGCTCACAAGTTTCAGCTGTTAAGAATAAACCACCTTGTAGAATATGTCTAGTAGCTGTGTTTGAATTAGCAGCGGCTAACTTTTGAACACCAACTAAAGCTTTAGCATCAGGAACCGTACCATCTCTAGCTTCATTTAAACCAGTCACATCTCTTATCATCTGTAGATAATAATTGTAGGTTTGTATTAAAGATTGCATCTTTTGACCACCAGAACCTGATTGAATTTCTTGTACAGGCATTTTACCTGGGTTACCATCACCATCAGACGTCATTGATCTACCAATTATCGAACCAGTTTGGAAGAACATGTTTAATGCTTCTTGTGGATTATAATTTGTTCCGTTACCTAAATCTATTTCTGCAAGCCCATCAGCATCTAAATAAATACCATCTGGTGTCATCCTTGACATTACTTGTTGTAGCTTTAGATGAGTTAATTGAATCATATCTGCAAAACCCGTTATACGCTTTACTAATGATCCAATTCTACCGTTATACATTCTAGGAGCAACAATACTATAGTTCATTTTAACTTTAGTTTGATCGCTCTTAGGTCTCATCATGTTTTTGGCCATCTCCCATTTTAAGAGTTTATTAGTACCTAATACTAAAACTCCTTCATATAACACCTCAACTGATCTAGCTACTCTTTCAAAGTTTTCATCAACAGGAGGGTTAAAGTTATCATCTTTAATTATAGCTTTACTAGCTCCTGTAGCTGTTTCTTTAACTTTGTAAACCTCATTCATATAGGTTTTATAATTAAAGTATAATATATCTACTTGATTATTATCAGTGCTATTCTTTTGACCAGAGTAACCAGATTTTTGATAACCTTGACTAACTATTTCTTTTAAATCTTGTTCTTCTAGTTCTGGAAATGATTTTTTTAATTCATTTATAGGTATTTGTTTAACCTCACCAACATAATATATATCTTCAAAATACGGTGAATCTGTATATGAATAAACTATATTAGCTGGATCAACATACTCTATCTTAACACCTTCAGAGTTAGAAAAAGTATTTTTAACAGCACCAATACCTAACACGGTTAAATCTTGATAAAACCTTTTCTTTATTAACTCATATCTGTTTTGATTAAGCAAAACGTTTAAAGCTTGCTCTTCGGCTAGCTCAATACTCTGCTTGTAGCTTAACTGCATGTGAAGATCTAACTCTTCTACAGACTCAGGTAATTTTTCTGGATCATTTTGAGATAACGTTATACCAAATTCTTTTTGAGAAAACTCATTTAATTCTTTTGTTCTCATGTCAGAAAGCACGCCTTCCATGTATGAAGATCTTTTAGCTATACCATAAGGATCTTGAGAATAAGCTTTTATATCATAAGTTCTTTCGGATATACCATTTACAACTATATCTACAAACTTAGGTATAATAGGCACTGGTTTCCAGTCTAAGTTTAGATAGCTTAAGTCACCATTTATAGATAACTCATCTTTATATTTCTGTATTGATTGTTCACCACGAGCATATAATCTTAGTTTGTGAAACTCATTATGATTGCTGTAAAATCTATTAGTACCAGAGTCGCGTTTAAACCACTCGCTCTCGATTGCTTTTGCTACGTTAAGACCGTACTCGGCACTTACTTTTTCGTAATCGCTAGCAACCTGACTCGGGAAATAACTTTTTGTAACTGACTCAGCCATATTATTATTCTATTAATTTTGATTGTAAGCCAGAATTTTTATATCTAGCAATACTTATGTTTAGTTTTTGTTTTTCTATTTTAGCGTTTGGATTGTATAAATGCCTGTTGCAAGCCATAACAGCTAAACCAGAACTTATAGAAGCATCAAATCTTGTTCTATTATTTATATCAAATCTAGCCCAATCTTGTAGGCATTCATTAAAGTACATTGATCCATGACTACCATCTTGCAATATACCTACGTAATCTTGTATGTACATTTCTATTGCTGCAGCATGAGCTTGTTTAATATCCTCACTTGAGTTTGGTATTCCACCTATTTCTCTTTCTGTTACAGATAGTTTATTCCATTTTTTATCAGGTCGATTCATACTAAAACCTCTATAACCACGCCTTCTTAAATAATACAATAGACGAGGTTTATTATTCTCTGCGAGTATTGGCATCCCGTAGAAAATTAAAGCCATTAGAACGTCCTCAAAAAAGATCTCAGACGTCTGTGGTCTTGCTAAGTACTCTAAAAAGAACATATTAGATGGCATTTCTTCCATACTAAACTTAGTTAAACCGTGTAAAGCTCCTTTAGAGCCAACTCCATCAACTGTACCTGATATATCATAACTGTCACAGCCAAAAGCACCTAGATGCTCATTACCTGGATATTTAACACCATTTTTAATTATTACGTTGTTTTGTAATTCTCTAGGTGGAATCCAACTAACTTTAAACCTACCTTGTGGGTTTGGATAAAATATAACACTTGAATCTTTAACACCGTTAACCCATTGAAAACTACCAACAGTTACCTTTGTGTTAGTGTTAAATCCTTCGTTGAAATCTATTTGCTCGTATATTTTTGCTAAATTAAATATACTATTTTTAGTCTCGTCTCTGAAAGCATGTTCTTCAGTTCTTGGAAATTGACGATAAAACTCATTAAGAGCGTCTCCATCGTTTTTTAAGCCATCAGCTTCGTTATCCCAGTGTTCAATGATTCCGATGTCGATCGGTTCATTAAACGGGCCAACAGTTTCTGTTTCAGGTGTGTCGAAGACAGGCATCCCAAAAGAATCAATGAATCCTTCGTAATTCCATTCCATAGGAATGAACAAACTATATAATCCTGAGCTTGTTTGTCCATTGCGATTTCGTTTTGTGACATCTGATGCATTATATAGTTTTTTAAAGTTATCCCCTCCTTTATCTAAAGCGTTTGATGTTGATCCCATCATACACTTACCAATAATTCTACTACCTAATCGTAGTGTCGTTTTCGTGACCCTCCAGTTGTTGAGGATGTTGTTTGGCCTTTCCCATTTCCCCGATTCATCGTGGACGAGGAGTTTGAGTTTCTCTCCATCGTAGGAGTTATCACCGGTATTCTTCCAATCGATCGTTGTATCGAGTCCCTGGAGGGCTTCGGGTTTGTCGGTACTTGTAATGTTCCGTCTTGTAAGCTTTGATGCGGGAACTCTATATGCAAGTTCGGTTTTGGGACGGTCCATTCCGTCCTGTATCGGTTTAAAAAAGAACGGATAATTGACCGATATTGGGACGACTTTATCTGTGAACATTTTCTTAGCGTCGGGCCCAGATTTGGACAATATACCGAATCGTGAATCGGAACTAATAGTTGCTGAATTAACCACCTCTCCTGATGCCATAAATGAAAATCCCGATCTACGGTTTTTAAGATAACACATTCCATAACACCTTCTGTCTGCTTTGCAAGCTTCCCAGAATATATAGAATAATCTGTTTGCTTCCCTAAAGTCTGGGTGCCCAACATCAATCTTGGACCACTGCAAGTACATGTAATGAGTACCAGTAATATAAGTAGGCTCACCTTT